CTGATAATAAAATTGTTGCATCTCGTTTGCAATGGCTAACAGATGTAGCACCAGATGATTACATGCTAACACCTACCACACTACTGGCTCTTACATACTATGAGAACTCAGATACTAACAAAGCAATAGAAGTACTAGCCCCAGCATTAGAGCAGAAGTATCCATTGGCTGCGCTATTGAATAGAGTATTTACTACAGGTTGGCCCGTTGCTGCGTTCCAATCTATGCGTAAAGAACTACACCCTAAAGTAACAGCAGGAATATTTGGAGAAAACAATGACCGTAACAAGTAAAAACAAATCAGCATGGGTACGCGGCGGCACTGCAGTAGAGGCTACCTCTGCTGCAAGTGCAGCCAAACAAGCAGGACTTGACTGGACTGTACGCACAGGTGCACTGGAAGCAGTAAGCACACCGCTAATCATTGACGAGCATGGTGTAACACCAGCCACATACCTAGATGTACCAAAGAAGCAGGCTATTATCCGTGAGGATAGTAACTCAGTCATTGGTATTGTAGGTACCAAGTACAAGGTAGTGCAGAACATGGAAGTATTCAACGCATTAGATACACTCGTAGATTCAGGTGATGCACGCTATGCAGCAGCAGGTGAGTTCAATGGTGGTGCTAACATCTGGATGGTGCTTGAGTTACCTCAAGGTATAAACATAGCCAATGACCCACACGCTGCATTCTTATTGGTTAAGACATCACATGATGGCTCATCATCTGTTGTTATCAAGCCAATCATTGAGCGTTTGTTCTGCGCTAACCAAGTCAATGGTTTGATTAGCAAGGGATATGCACGTGGAACCAAGGGTTACAATGAGTATACATATCGTATGACTCACTCAACTAACCAAGAGTTATCTATCTCGGACATCCGTAACATTACTAACCTAACATACACTGCTATAGCAGACTATCAGTTGGTTGCTAACAACCTATTACAACAGAGCATGAGCCGTGAACATGTAATGAACTTCTTCAAGAAAGTATGGCCTTTACCTACTACAGTAGAAGACAAGCCATACACGCTACTCACCAGAGGTGAGCGTAAGCAACATACTATAGCAACAGATGCACGTGCTAAAGCACTTGCTATCTACACAGACTCAGAGACACAAGAGAACATCAGAGGCACAGCCTTTGGTGCATGGCATGCAGTAATAGAACACGCTGACCATTACGCTGCGGGTGGCACGTCTCGCCTTGCCGCTGCCACCCTGAGTGGACGCAACGATAAGATAAAGACTAAGGCATTGTCTTTATTAGTATCATAACATTCCGTATGCATACTGCTTAGGCAGCGATAGCGCGGATAGACATAGTGAACCAGCGTAAGGGGACCATTGGCGCCGAGATGCAGGTAGTTTATGTCAACACCTGAGTATGTGTGTAAACTGCTCATCAAACAACGAGAGGAACAAATGAACACAATCCAAATTACAACAGCAGATGGCACAGTAAACTATACTGAGTCAGAAGTAGTACGCTTTATTGAGAGAGCGAAGGAAGTAGATGCAGTACAACAAGTCTCAGACATGCAACGAAAAGAAAAAGTTGACAATCGTAATAAAGTCCGTGACTTCTTCAGTGAAGGTGAATGGAATGACGGTGAGACAGTCGTCAGCAAAGGTGATGTCAATGAGTTACTTGAATCCATTGGAGCCAACAAACTTACAACAAGATACAACGCTAGTTACACAATCACTGGTACCTTTACTGTCGAAGTAGAAGATGAAGATGATGTTGAGTCTTTGTTTGCAGATAATGTAGATGTATCATTCCATGATGGTGACATTGATGTTGACCAGATTGATGTAAATGATATTGAGGTTGCTGAATGAGCAAAGAACTTCAAGATAAACTAGACCGTGCTGCTGAAGCAGCAACAGTAGTACTACATGAATTACTAGAAGAAATAGAGAACGATAAATAAACTTGGCACAACACGCCAGCATCATCATACATAGTCCGTCACACTATGCTATGGTGAGGGCAGGTTAGAGGTAGCAGGGTTTTGGTTCTCTCCTTGTTCCTGCTCCTCTAATCTACTTTAACAAGGGAGATGTATGACAGTCGAGATAACCAGAGATAGATACGGAAGACCTATGGTAGTGCCACCTAAGGGTGGCAAACCAGTACCATATACACGCACAACTACAGTTGCAGGTTCATTAGATGATGGCACTGGATTAGTAGCGTGGAAGTTACGCATGGCTGCAGCAGGTTTAACACTACGACCTGACCTATTACTAGCAGCAGCAGCAAACAGAGATAACAAATTGGAAATGGACAAGTTAGTAGAAGATGCTATGCAAGCAGCAGGTGCTACATCAGCAGCAACTATAGGCACAGCCATACATACACTAACAGAAAAACACGACAGGGGCGAAGACCTTGGCGTGATACCAGAAGATTATGTTGCAGACATACAAGCATATGCTGATGCAACCAAACACTTTAAGAATATATTTATTGAACAGTTTTGTGTGTTGGATAAGTATAAGATTGCTGGCACACCTGACCGCGTAGTTGAATACAAGGGTGAGTTATTTATCTCTGACCTAAAAACTGGTAGCATTGCCTACCCAAACAAGATTGCTATGCAGTTAGCCGTGTATGCGCACGGCCTGCCGTATGACCCTGCCACGGCAGTCCGTGGCTCTTGGGGTGGTGTCAATCAAGAAAAGGGAATCATCGTCCACTTACCAGCAGGTAGTGGTAAATGTGAACTGCATTTCGTTGACATCAAACAAGGTTGGAAGGGTATAGAGTTAGCAATGAAAGTCCGTGCCTTTAGAGACACAAAAAAATCCCTAGTAACATCTATTCAAGGAGAATAAATGACAAGCACAGAATCACCAATCAGTATCACAGTTAAATCAATAGCAGGTTCTCTTGTTACATTACGTGCTGACACAGCAGAAGAACTAGACCAGCGCGTTGCGTTGTCTATTGCTTCTCTTGCATCAGCAACACAAGAAATGGAAGCAGCCATCCGTAGTATTGCAACATCTAATGCAGCAGTACCACCTAACCCACAAATAGCATCTATTGCTGCACAATTTAATGGCGTAGTACAACCACAAGATTCATTTGATGCACCAATGAATCCAGCATACGCAGGTGTAGGTTCACGTAACTGTCCTCACGGTACAATGACACGCATTCATGGACTAACAGGTAAGTTCGGTCCATACAAGGGTCACTTCTGTCCCGCTAAACAAGGTGATATGACCAAGTGTACTACTCAGTACATCAAGCAGAATCAACCAGAATGGAATACTTTCCAAGCCGACCAAACAAAAGCGTAAATGAAAACATTACGCCGTAGTATTGGTAAGCCTGAGGTAGGTGGGGAGCCGTTAGCCCCACCATTTCAGGCGTTCCAAAGAGAAGGTATGATACTAAGACGAGCAGAGGTAACTGTAATTGCAGGTACACCTGGCGCAGGCAAGTCATCTATTGCATTACATATCGCAGCAAGACTAAAACAACCTACATTATATTTCTCTGCTGATACTAATGCACACACTATGGCTATGCGATTGCTTGCTATGAAAGCAAAAATGAGTCAAGCACATTCAGAACATATGCTTAAAACACAACCAGCCAAAGCAGAAGAACTATTACGAGAGTTCTCTAATTTGTATTGGTCATTTGAGCCTAGCCCCACACTCAAAGATTTAGATGATGAGGTATCAGCATTTGAAACTATGTGGGGCAGAAGCCCAACACTTATTGTTGTAGATAACCTTATGGATATAGCAATAGATGGACATGAAGAGTTTGCTGGCATGCGACAAGTAATGAAAGAACTTAAGTATCTTGCAAGAGATACCAATGCATGTGTGCTAGTACTACATCATACTAAAGAAGGTGCAGTAGGTTATCCATGTCAGCCACGCTCAGCGTTGCAAGGCATGGTCTCTCAAATACCAGCAATGGTATTAACAGTAGGACAAATGATTCAAGGACAAGACATATACCTATGCGTAGCCCCTGTTAAGAATCGTTATGGTAAAGCAGACCATAGCGGTCAGACATATGTATCCCTATCATTTGACCCAGCCTCTATGTACTTAGAAGATATAGTAAGAGACTACAGACAGGTAGAGATGACAGTATGAGTAGCGCAGCCAAAGCCAAAGGCTCAGGAGCAGAGCGAGATGTAGTTAAGTATCTCAAGCAATGGTTCCCTTATGTAGACAGACGCTTGGCTGGTGCAACCTTAGACAAAGGTGACATCTCAGGTATACCTGGAGTTACTATAGAGATTAAAAACCATGCCAAGATGGACTTGGCAGGCTGGACAGAAGAGTTGATAGTCGAGATGGCTAACGACAAAGCATGGACAGGTGTAGTGTGGCACAAGCGTAAGGGTAGGGGAAGCCCTGAAGATTGGTACTGCACTATGCCTGGCTATGTGTATGTAGATTTACTAAGGAGAGCACTTGGACAAACCACAGATTGAAGAGTATCTTAATTACATAGGCGCAACCACACCTCCTATGGGTAGTGGTTGGCGCAAGATGAAGTGTCCGTTCCATATAGATTCACATGCAAGTGCAGCAGTAAACTATGACAAAGGAGCATTCATATGTCATGGTTGTGGAGTTAAAGGTGATGTGTACTCACTCATAATGTATAAAGAAGGAGGCGATTTCCGTGAGGCTATCAAGTTCGCAGCGTCAGTTCTTATTACTGGCGACACAGCAATACGCAGCAAGGCTAGAACTGGCAACAGAGTATCTATCAAGCCGTCATCTGTCGGTAGAAGAGGCAAACATCTTTCATCTGGGAGTGGTCGAAGACCCAATGCCAGGCCATGAGCCATATAAAAACAGACTGGCTATCCCATATATCACGCCATCAGGCGTAGTAGATATTAGATTCAGAGCACTGACACCAGAACAAGAGCCTAAGTATCTAGGCTTAGTAGGTAGCAAGACAACCATGTTTAATACACAAGCATTGTTTGCAGCCAATAAATATATATGTGTCACCGAAGGTGAGTTCGATTGCATTATGATGTCAGTCAAGACACCACACCCAACAGTAGGTATACCAGGGGCTAACAACTGGAAGCCACATTATGTTAAACTATTAGATGACTTTGAAACAGTAATAGTATTAGCAGACGGAGACGCAGCAGGGCTAGAGTTCGGCAAGAAAATAAGCAGAGAACTAGGCAATGTCAACATCATCAGCATGCCTGATGGTGAAGATGTAAACAGCATGATAATCAAGAAGGGGAGCAACTGGATACATGAGCGAATCGAACAATGTATTTCCACCACTGGATAATACCTTTTGGGAACATCTCAAACACTTAGAGTTTTCTATTGGTATACCAATCTCAGAGACCAAGATGCTAAACATCTTAGGAGCACTAGAAGATATATATGTTGCAATAAGTAATGATGATATAGAAGAAGCAACCCATTGCCTTACGGCATTAGGTGCACTGTTAGTAGCATCCAAGTATGACAAGGCAGATGAAGTATGGGAAGAGTTAGTAGTTAAAGAAGCAATGCACAACTTCGACAAGCACTTAAAGGAAGTAATAGATGAAGACCAGTGATGATGTAGATGTAATCCTAAATGAACTAGCAAAGATTATGTACAGAAAGCATAAAGATTATGGTCCTAAGAACATAGCAGAAGCACCTGGCGGTCCTATGAATGGATTACGTGTGCGTATGTACGACAAACTTGCACGCCTTAACAACCTTATAGATACAGGCGACACGCCGAACTACGAAAGTATCGAAGATACTCTCATTGACCTAGCAAACTATGCCATAATAGGTCTACTAGTCCAACGCGGACAGTGGGAAGGCGTACCTAATGGCGCAGCGAAGCAGACGGATAGTAGTCCTCAGTGACTTACAAATTCCGTACCAAGACAACCGAATAGTAGACGCAACACTAGCCTTTATTAAAGACTATAAACCAGATGAACTTTGGTGTGTTGGAGACGAACTAGATGCACCCGAACCTAGCCGTTGGAACAAAGGTATGGCAGGAGAATATGCAGAAACATTACAAGACAGTATAGATTTAACGTACGAAACAATGGCTAGTTACCGCAAAGTATTAGGTAACAAGCCATTTGTCATTCAACGCAGCAATCATACTGACCGCATTGATACATACATACGCAAGTATGCACCAGCATTTCAATCACTTGATTCATTAAAGATTGAAACGCTATTAGGTTATGACAAGTTAGGCATCAGATATCTACACAAGATGACAGAACTATTACCTGGTTGGGTAATGGCACATGGAGATGAAGGCGCACTTAACCGTGCACCTGGGGCTACTGCACTTAACTTAGCAAAACGATTAGGCAAATCAGTAGTGTGTGGACACACACATAGGGTTGGCTTACAACATGAAACATCAGGAATGTATGGAAAAACCAGTACTTTATACGGGTTAGAGGTGGGTCACATGATGGACATGTCTCAGGCTCACTACCTAACATCAGGTTCTGCTAACTGGCAGCATGGTATAGGTATCCTTGTAGAGACTAACCGCAAGGTTACTCCATTTGCAGTACCTATCGTTAATGGTGAGGTACACATTCCCTAATGTCTTACATTGAGAACTATAATTATTTAGTACAACAACTCGCTAGTGAATATGCTAAACGTTATACAATGGTAGAACGTGATGACATAGCACAAGAGATGTGGGTATGGTTTGTTGCTCATCCCAATAAGTACAATGAATGGTCAGCACTAGACCAGAAAGACTGCGACAAGGTAATAGCAAAGTCATTACGTAATGCTTCTCTTAAGTTTTGTGAACGAGAGAAAGCAAAGCATAGTGGCTATCAAGTATCTGACTTGTATTACTATGATGCATCAGTGATAGAAACTTTTCTACCTTCTATCATTAGTAACTCATATGAGATACCAAGTAAGATACAAGACCTAAATGCTAACTCTGGTAGCAGTGTTCTAAGTGAAGGTAACAACTGGCTAACACTAAGAGCAGATATAGAAAAGGCTTACAACAAACTTAGTGAAGCCAAACAAAATGTACTACGTCTACGCTTTAGCGTTGAGCAGCCTGACTGGACAGAGTTAAGCAAAGACA